GCAGGGGGATCTCTTACTATTAAAGGTGGTAGGGGTAAAGGTTCTGGTGCTGGTGGCGATATTATATTTCAGACTGCTAATGCTGGAGGTTCGGGAAGTGCCCTAAACGCTCTTGCAACAGCCCTGACTATTAGTGATGACCTAAGTGCTACTTTTGCAGGAGCAGTAATTGGTAGTACAACGATTGATGCTACTACTGACTTTACTATTGGCACTACGGTTATTACAGATGGCTCGATAGTAATGACCCCTTCCACCAGTGACACGGTGACTATAGCCGCTGCTACTAATGGGGTCTTAAATATCACTACTGTTGATAACGCATCTGCTGCTGCTAACCTCAACCTCACTATTGATGGGAAGATTGATGCGAATGTTACTAGCTCTATTGAGATGACTACTGCTGGAATATTAGAGTTTATAACTACATCTAATGGGTCTAATTCAATCCTTATTGAAGCTGATGGAGGAACAGACGAAAGAATTACAATCCATGCAGATCAGGGTACTGACGCAGGAGTGGGTGTATCATCCATAAATCTTACATCAGATGTAGGTGGAATAAGTATAACATCAACTGGGCTGGATGCAGCTAACGCTATTCTCCTGACCGCTACTGCAGGTGGAATAACCCTGACAGCAGATGACGACATAACACTAGCTACCGATGGGAAGCTCTACCTCAACGAGACAGCAGATGCGGATGTAACTACTGGCATGGTCATTAACCAAGGGGCTGCTGACGATGGGGTTCTGTCCTTCAAGTCATCCGATGTTTCGCACACTTTCACAACCACATCCCCTACATATCTTACTAATAATCAGGCAGATACCTATGGAAGGATACAGAAGGCACAGATCACTGGTGGTGGGGTCAGGATCATGTCCTTCAGTGATAGCAATTCAACATGGGGGAACATGATACTTCGTGGATTTATGGATGGAACCCCTACTACTGCACATAGCACAACAGGGTATCCAATGATGCTTTTTGACGTTTATCACACAGATGGCAGCAATGGTAGCCAAGCCCCTCCGACCAATTCAAATGCGTTTGGATTGATGACCAATGGAGCTACAGTGCAGTTTATTGTCGATGTGGAAGGTGACATTCACTATAACGGTAGTGTAGCAGGGTCAGCCTTTGATGCGTATGATGACATTTCATTACTTCGTGCCGTTCAAAGGTCTGTTGCTCCACAGGATGTTATTACGAAAGAGTTCGATCAGTTCCTGACATCTAATGAGGATGATTTGATTGCACTTGGAATACTGGGTGGGTCTAGGATTCCAGACGAGAACGGAGATCGTGGGTTGATATGTCTCACGAAACTTACCCAACTTCTCACGGGAGGCGTGGTACAGTTATACGAAAAGATTATTGACAGGGATAAGAGGATTGAAGCCCTTGAGAATAAAGTTCTGGCGATAGGAGGATAGGATGGCTGACACAACAGTAACTATTTCGGACGGATCAGTAAGTAAGGTTATGACGATACCTGATGCTACATGGAACTTGATTGTCGCAAACCATGTACGCAATGGGCATACCCTTGCTGATGTGAGTGCGGAGTTTGTGTTACAGATAAATAAGTGGCGCAAGGAATTGCAGAATCAGGCAAACAAGGAGACTCAATTGGCTGCTGCTGCGAGCGCATCGACAGTATCTATTACGGCAGTGAGCTAGTAGACCTGATACATAAATAAATTAAAGTGAGGTTTTAGAATGAATATCAACATTAGTGGAGATTTAGAGATACTGAACAATCAGATTGGACAACTAGTAGAACAGTTGAACGGATTAAATAGTGAGAGAGAAGCTCTTATGGGTAGAATTCAACAATTGAACGGTGCTGCAATGTACCTTAGGGGAAAAAGCGAAACTGTTGAAAATTCAGAAGAAACTGACGAAAATTTTGACCGGAGTGTGGAATACCCTGAAGAAGCCAACGAGTAATTGGTGGAGATTCTGGAGGTAACTAATGGCTGGAGCTGAGTTTGATAAAATATTTAATTGGGATGGGGTTGGTACATCTAGTGGTGACTACACCGATGTAACACTAGAAGCACAGTCTCCAGCTGGAACTTCCTTTACCCTTTTTGATAGCAGTGCTCATTATCTATATTTAGGTCATGCATCTAAATTTGATATGGCAGTGTTCGATGTAGATATAGCTGGAAGTTTGGGTGCTTTAACTTGGCAATATCGTAAAAGTGATGATACTTGGGTTACATTTGTCCCAGGATCTGCTAGATATGAAGTAGACCCCGATGATGATGAGGGAGGTCAGTATGATTTCTCTAAAGATGGGGCAGAATTATTTCCTCCAAATATATTAAGTGATTGGGCAACATTAACTATAAACAGTTCCAATTTATATTGGGTCAGAGTTACTGCTGCTAGTGTAGCGACTTCACCCACTATTAAGAGAATACAAATGAGGCCCTATGCTGCTTATTGTACTACTAAGGATGTTTATGAATTACTTCAATTAGCAAATGTTTTGTCAGGTACAGATTTTACTACTTCTACAATTCCTACACAAAATACAGTTGAGAGATTTATTATGGAATCTCAGAGTTACATTGATATGTACACTCGTAAGAGCTGGCGTCCTACTTTCGTAGCAAATGAATACCAGCAATTTAATCTTAACGGGTTTAAGCTTGATAAACCAGATGCCTATAAAGTATTAAGTGTTAAAATTTGGAATGGTGCTAGCTGGGATACAAAAACACAAGGACGAAAGAATGATTATTTTCTAGTTCAAGACACTGGGATGGTTCAATTTAGTCGTTATTTTCTTCTTCCAGCACGTTTCACAAGTTACAATGCACCTGTTTGGCGATGGGGTGGTGGTGAGTTTACCATGCCTATTAAGGTAACTTATTTAGCAGGTAGAGATATAAATACCGATGTACGACAGGGTGGAATTATTCAAGATAGTTCTAAAAAATTAGCTGCTATATCTATAATGAGAAGTTCCGATGCTGGAACTTTAACAGTGTCTGGAGTAGATCGAGTTAGTATGGAATCACGAGTAGCTGCTTGGCAAGAAGAAGTAAATGATAATTTGGATCGTATGGGCGCATTTGAGGTGTTTTAATGGCTAATGAACCTATACCAGTTTCCGAAATTGTCACTGATTTAGATGGTCAATGGAATGCAAGTAATGTAACTAAACCTAAGTTAATTACTGTTAATGCTGCAAATCAACCAGTTAGATTTGACTTGAATGCTGGGGATCATTTGGTGGCAAGAACTGGAACTCCTGCATTTCAAGAAGAACCTATAGGAAATTGGAAATACGGTAATAGAACATATGGTGTTGAAATTGAGATTTACACGTTAGAAGATAGGCAACGTTTATATAATCTTATGCAAGAAGTTAGGAGAATTACACATAACAGAATGCATTCTTTGACTAATTTTCAGAGACAACAGTTTATGGATTTCAATGAGGAAACATCAGCACAGGTTAATATGTGGACAGGCAAGATTCAGTTACAGCTAGTGAATAATGCAGTTCTATTAGATACATAAAAAACTTAGTAATTAGAGTATAATTAAATAAATGACTAGAAGTTTATTTCTAGTAGGAGTGAAAAATGGCTGTATTAAGAAGTGACCAAGCACAACTTACGTTTGCTGCAGAATCTGCTCAAGGTGCTGACCGAGAAATGATGGAGGGAACCCTAGCAGCTTCACCAGCCGGTATTTTATCTGGTGCACATGTTGCTGGTTCAAGAACATTAACTTTAACTGCTGAATTTACAAGGTGGACTACAGCTGGCGGTGCTGGGGCCCAGGCATTTACGGCTGTTTCTGGTACAACTGGCTCGGAAACTTCAATTGAAGTTGATGATAATGGTAATGGTGATCCAGGAATAATTGTTGGAAGAATAATACAACATGGCTCTGAAACTATGAAAGTTACTATAGTATCAGGAACCAATAACAGAGACTTTACAGTAATTAGGGCATACGAAGGATCTGCCCAAGCAGCTATTTCTGATAATGTTGCTATTAATGGCAGATTTATGCCAGGAGATGTTATTCGGATAGGAACACTTGATGCGTCTGATGCTGCTGACACTACCGTTGCACATGAAATACGAAGGGTAGAAGCTACAGATGGAGCTACCATTATTTTAGATAGACCTATTTCTTTTGCTCATGCATCAAGTCAACTAGTACGATGTGTTTCTGCTGTTGGTGGGAATGTAACCAGAAATGATCAAGATAAATATATTACTTTCATACCAGGTGTGTATGACACAATAGATACTCCAGATCCTGAAATGAGTTTTGAGGGTCGCAGATTTCTTTCAACGGCTTCCAAGAGAAATTGGTCAGTGGCTTACCCTGGTCAACAGACTTTAACAGGATCTGTTTCCAGTTTTATTCTTCTTAATGGTTGGCCACTACGTTTTCCAATTGGTTCAGTTGTAACAAAACCAGAAAGACTTGCTGGAACTGCAAACACTTTAGCAGCAGCTGCTAATAAAGGAGATGTATTTGTAACCTTTGCTAACAGTACTTCTCTAGCCGCCGGTGATTTTATTTGTATAGATGATGGTTCTGTAACTAAATCAGAAGTTAGGAAACTTCTAGATAAAGTTTCAGGTAATATCTGGAAATTGAACTATCCTCTTAATTTTGCCCATGATAATGCTGCTTCAGTTGAAGAAGTACATGGTACTAATGCTTATTATGAGCATACAATTAAAGAGAATGTAGAGTTAGATACAGTAAGTTGGCATGTACATATGTTACCAAGTGATGAAGATTATGATAGGAAATTTGATCGGAGATATGTAGGGGGCATGGTAGGATCAGCAACTATTTCTGCCGATGAGGGTGGCATGTTGTCGATGTCTTGGGATGGCGTTAATTTCCTGAATATGCTTCATAACCAACAGAGTCAAAAAACAGTTGGGACAAATCTTTATGAAGGTGCTTCTGTAACAGCTAATATGCCTAGATATGGATTGATGCAGCAGATTGATACAGATGATATTGGTCCATCTGGTTATGGGGCTGCTGGGGCTGTAGGATTAAATAACGGTACTGGTTATCCAAATACACAGCCATATTATTTTTCTCAGGGAACTATAAAATTCTATGGACAAGAATTTGCCAGAATACGAAACTTTAATTTGTCAATATCGAACGGTGAAGAGCCTAGATATTATCTAGGACGACAGGGAAATAGGGCTAGAGGTCCCTATGAAATTAAAGAAGGTCCTAGAGAATATTCTATGTCTGCAACTGTAGCCCTACCTGATGTTGCTGAAGATGCAAGTACAGCACATGGAAGTAGTACACAAGATAATGCACTAGAGCTTTTCAAGCAATTGTTACTTGAAGGAGATTATGGTGGAAGTACTGCAGCAACAGCAAGAGCTGGTTTTACTGCATCACTTAGATTTGATAGGGGTACTAATGACTATATAATTATTAATATTCCTGCTGGCACAGGAACTCCAGATGCTGGAACAAATAGTCTTAATTCTCAAGGAATATTTATTAATACCGCACAACATGCAGTTACTGGAGATAATCCATTTCAAGTTGATGTGAGTATGCTTTTTAGGGCAATGCAAATTACTATAAGAGATTCCGAGCCAGTTTATCCATAACTAAATATTAGGGGGTTTATATGCCAAAGTCTAGTAAAGTTACAGAAGTTCAAGAATTTAATTTAGAGGATTATAGAGTTAGTACGGACTCTAAAAAAGTAACAGTAACTATTGCAGATACTGGAGTTGAATTTGAGGTCAGTATAAAACAGTTATCTTGGAGTAAAAGAAATCAGCTTATATCTAAATGTCTTACATGGGAAGCCGGTGGTAATGCCAGTTTTGACGGAGACTTATATGTAAGAGAGTCTTTGAAAGAGATGATTGTTGATGCACCTTGGGGAAGAACTACTGAAGCATTTCTAATATCTATAGACGAAAGATTAGGATCTGCTTTAGAAGCTGTTGTTCCAAAAGCTTTTGGTAGCGATGCAGTAACCGTTGATTCTGAGACAGTAAAAAAAGAGTAAAAGCCTTTTTGCGAGGAGTTGGTAATACCAATCCGCAAGAGGCAATGACTTATAATTACTGGTTTATAGTATTGAGGTTACTAAAATTAGGAATTTCTTGGGATACTGTTTTAGAGTTTTCTGAGGCTGAAGTTAATACTATATTAGGTGTACAAGCTGCACTAGATGAACACCAAAATGAACAAAGTGCTAGAGAATCAGCTAAAGGAAATATTAATCCAAGTATGATGGGGTTATAAAACTATGGCACTACCAATAATATTAGCGGCAGGTGCTTGGGCAGCTGGAGGAGCTGCAAAAATGGGGGGTGGGGTTGTTAAAGGTGTAGCTGGTGGTGCCGTTGGGGCTGCAAAGGGTGTAGCTGGTGGTGTGAAGGGTGTAGCTGGGGGAGCCTTTAGTGCAACCAAATTTATAGCATCACTTCCTAAAAAGATAATTGGTACCCTAATGAATGGACCCGCAAAGATTCTGGGCTTCCTCGGTAAAATTATTGGGAAACCTTTAGGTCTTCTGGGAATATCTACGTCAATAAGTTCTCTTTTAAGACAATCCCAAATATTCACTGGTAGTGTTGGGGCATTACTTCAGATGGTTGGTGCTTTCATTGATATTATGATAGCCCCCTTTATGCCCTATTTTGCAAGCCTCATGAAAAAAATGGGTACTTGGATTCCAAAAATTCAAGAGTTTAGTTTAAAGTTTCATGATTATGTTGTAAATAAGGTTTTCCCTTGGCTTAAAGGGCTTCCACAAAGACTTGTTGAACATTTTGGTGGTACATGGTCAAAATTGACCGAATGGTGGGATAGTCAAAGTTGGCAGGATTGGATTAATGACCCGATGGCTATGCTTACTAAGACTTGGGATAAAATTTTCCCAGAGGGTATTTGGGAAGCTCTGAAAAAGAATGTTTTGCCTGTATTGAAGGAAGATATAAAAAATCTTTTGTATGGTAAAAAATTGGGTGAAGGCGAAGACAGAGCAGGCGGTGGGTTGATGGATCAAATGACAATGGCTCTTGCAAACGCAATAGCCACCTTCGGTACAGTATCGGATACTGTAAAAGATATTATGTATGGTAAAAAATTGGGCCCTGCCGAGGCTCTCCTTAAAAATGTAGCACCTGGAGAAAGAGAAGGTGGTGGGTTGCTAGATAAGATACAAAAGTGGTGGTCCGATATAGATTGGGATAAGACAGCCACAAAATTCCTAACTGCAATAGGATTTTCTTCTGAGGACATAACAACGATTAAGAAACATTGGGATCACTTCAAGAATGTTTGGATGCCTAGAATTGAGGAATTGTGGGAAGACTTAAAAAATGCATGGGCTGAGATCGAGAAAAAGTGGGGAACATTTACGGATTGGTGGGCTACAGTTGATTGGAAAGCAACAGCAGATTCTCTTGTTTTAGCACTCGCCATCCTTGGTAAGATTGGAGGAGCGATGATGGGGCCAATGATGCACATTGCTGGATGGATGGGTTTGCAGCTACCCAAGAAAAAAGCTCACACAGACGAGGCATTAGCACTGATGGGAGACGAGGAGAGACGAATGGTGGGTGTGGACCCAGATGAATCGAAAGCGATTCTTAAGTATCTCAAGGATGAAGCAGCAAGTGCGAAAGCGGCATCCCATACCCCTGACGCACTTGCGGCCCAAGGGGATATGATAATCGCTAAATGGGCAGGTAAGCAGTTTTCGGACCTATATGGCTTTCTGAGGCAGCCTGTGATATCTGGTGTTTCTACTGATGGCCCTAAGGTACCGCCTTGGTTGTTTGGTACGACTACTTCTGAACAAAGAGAAGGGATGGACTCAAATAAATGGGGGCAATATAGCGGTGAAGCTATATCAAACCAATTTGAAACTTTTTCTGAAGCTGTGAACCCCTCCTTAGACTATATTAATAAACTAACTGATTGGCAAAATGGGCTTGTTGGGGATTTAGAGTTCTTGGTGAGCCAAACAGGACTTACAGGTGGCCAACAACCTACAGGGAAACAGTTGGCTCAGCGAATAGAAGATGCTGCAGAGGCACAAACAATACAAATGGGACAGGTTAGTGCCCAGACTATAGCTCTTAGTAGTGCCACTACAGATATGGTAACTTCGATTAAAAACGAAGCTGTCAATGCATTAACTGCAATAACTAATGCCCTTGGAAATACACGCTTCGCAAATCCATCAAACAATCCAAGCACTTCGGCCTGGTCAAATCCATCAAACATAGACTATCAAAAGGCAGCGGAAAATGCTAAAGCAACTGCTAGTGCATTTGTAAAAAATATGGCGGAGAAAGAATATAACGATACTAATGTACAGTACCTTGCCGGTTACCATTGATCTGTATGCTCAACACTAATAACTAAGTTAAGGATAAATAATTATGCCAGCAAGTGCTCCATTAGCATTACTAATTAGAGATGGAAGTCATGCAGGTGCTACCACTAGGTTAGCCTTGAAGGTGGAGCAGTTGTCTATTTCTCTTACAAAAACCCCAATTCAAATACCTATTGCTCGGTCAACTCCAGCAATTCTTGACTTAGGTATTACCAGACCAGCTATTACAGTTTCTGGTTTGGTTGATAATGTTGGACAAGATGAAGAGCAAACAACTGCAAATCAATATTTTCATATGGAAAAAATGACTCTATCTGGTCCAAATGCAGCAGGTGATGGAACAGAGAATCAAGATTATCATATTCCATATAAAAATTTTCTTGAACATAAACTTATTACGTGGATTTCTTCTGAGTCAACAGAACTTCAAATAGAAGTGGGAGATGCTACAACCCCTGATTACGCAGGATCAGGAACTACTCCTTCTACTGGTGGTGGAATTTATAAAGTTGCTATTCAGCAATGCCAATTTAGCCAGACCCCAGGAACTGAAGATCGTTGGGTTTTTAATATTCAGTTTGTTTCAAAACTACGTGAAGGGATAACTTTCTAATATGGCTAGAAGAAGAGTAATGCTATCGTACTATAGCACTGAGAAAATTACCGAATTAGGTGCTGCTATTACTAGCACTGGTGCAACTAGTATTACCTTAGATTCTACTGAAGGTATACGTGTAGGACAGATCCTACTTATTGATGATGGTAGTGATAGTGAACAGGTAACGGTTACAGGAATTACTTCTGCTACGGTTATAACAGTTACAAGACATGCCACTAGTCCTCAAACACATTTAATTAATGCAGCAGTTTCACATGCCCCTGTTTGGAACAATGTTTATATTAGAGGTAGTTCATCTATCACTGCTATTGTTAATTTTGAACTGATTGATGCTCTAGGAGTTCCAACGGTAGCTTATATAACACTAGTGAATACTTCAGGAGATCCTTATTCAGGAGCTACATTCTCTCAAAAAGGTCCATTCACAGATACATTTGATAATTTTCTACCTGTCCGTGTTATAGATCAAGACACTGGATTTATTCTCTTTTCAGGAATAGTTGTAGACGCAGATGAACAATTCTCATGGGGTGCTGGTGGAATGGTGCTTCGTCTTGAGTGTAAGGATTATATAGAAGAATTAAAAAATGCCCCCTCTGAAGAGTGGGCTTCTCTGCAAATAGATCCACCTAATTCTAATAAATATAAGGAGACAACTAGATTAAATGCAGCAGTATCTCAGGGTACACGCCATAAAACGTTTTTGACTAACCCAACCTTCTTTGATAGAGCTGGGGTGATTAGAGGATTAATAAAATTATGTAGTGATAATATTTTTACATATAGTGATTATACCTATGCAAATGGCACTTTTGCAGAAGCTGTAGATGACGGTGATGAAACAGCAATAGATGTGGCATCAGCGACTAATAAACTTGTTATTGGGAATGTTATTCTAGCTGATAGTGAGGAAATGCTTATTACAGCATTCGCATCTGCTAATACTATAACTGTCACTAGAGGAGTAAATGGTACTACTAAAGCTGAACACGATAATGGTGTGGCTTATGTTGTTTTAGATTCTAGGAATAGTTTTTCTGAAAAAGGTTATCCTGATCTTGGGGAGTATGATTTAAGTGGTACGAATCAGAGATCTGCTTTAGCACATATAAAAAATTTGGCTGCTACTGATCCACATCAGACCACAGCTTTATCTGCAGCTGGGGAAAAGTTTTATGGTTATGAATTTTACGTAGACCCAAACTTTACAAGTTCTCTAACTAGTCATAAACCAACTGGTCAAATGTGGAATTACTTTAAAATGGGAACCAGACCTTCAACAACTCCCCTGACACATGGGTTACGTGTTGAATTTCCATCTGGAACTAATTTTAGTACAGCAGGTCAATTAGTTCCTATGTCGTCTTCAGATTTTGACTTTGATAGAGCTAAGGGTGAAATTTATACTGACGCTATAGTTAAGTATCTAAATGCAGATATAGTGGGTAATTCTACCCTAGGAAATGCTACTGGGGTTCAAGCACCCAGTGAAATTAATTTAAATTTTGAATTATTAACCATAAAAGATGAGACAAATGCTGAGAATCTTATTTGGGCTGCTCGAACTCTAACTGGTGGAACCAGTTTTGGTCTCAATTCTCCCACAAACGATACTACAGTTAATCCTGAAATCTTACAAGTTAAAGTTGCATTAACAGCCGTAAATATGGCTGGGGATATTGCTAATGACCTTACTGTAGTCAAAATAATTTTTGATGATGCTTCATCTTTATCTGTAAATGAGTACATTCAAATAAATAATGAAATCATGCAAGTGGATGCCCTTAATCCTGATGGAGATAATGCTAATGAGATTACAGTGGATAGAGCAGAGCTTTCAACTACTGTAGGAACTCATCTCAATGATGCTGTAGTATATGAGTTCAAAGATATTGCTACTATGCAATACATTAGTAAAACTGGATCTGGTGTAACAAATAGTGATCCAGCCTATGTTTTAATATCTGCCGTAGATAGAACTTTTGCAAGTAGTTATTTTAATGAGGATGAAGTATGGAGAGGTAAAACAAACCCTGCTTCAAGTTTTGTTATTAAGAGTAGACCAAGAAATAAATTTGCAATTAATAAAACAGCAAGACTGACTCTGCTTGGAACTAGTGATAATAGTGATATTTTACGAGAACAGATTGCTTCAGCATTAATCAGGTCATCAAACGCAATTATTAGAGGAAGTTTTTCCACTTTCGAAAAACCTTATTTCTACATTGATAATAATGTAGGAACATATGCATCTTCTGGTGGAACAGATACAATTACTACTTCAGCCGATACTATTAATGCGAATGGATTACTTGATCTCAGTAATTATGGTTTTAGAACAGGGATGCTAGTTAATGAATTAACAGCTGCTGGTGGAGTTCCAACAGATACTTATGGTTATGCTGAGAACGTTGGAACAACTCAATTAAAAGTTTCAAATTGGTTTGATGGTGGTTCTATAAATGCTGACAGTGAGTTACGTTATTACATTCCAGTAAGAGCTGGAGATATGATTTATGTAAAGAATCATTTGGCGAATATAGCTGGTAACTACACGGTTACTTCTGTAAAATATCAAGAGCTAAATGGTGTAAGTATGACCACATATGATGTGGTAAGTAGTGCAGATAATACTCAGGGGGGTGGTTTAAAAATTTCCCCTGTAAGTCAACTTACTGACGTAGTTGGTGTTGTAACACCAACTTTTACTACAGGTGGTCCAGTTGCCACTGCTTTTGGAAATATCCAAATAGTTACTGGTTTGGTATTTACGTCTACTTCAGCTACTGTAGTAGCTTGGTCGGGAGGAAATATACTTATTGATGGTTTTATGAACGGAGTTGGTGCTTCAAATACCAATACATCGCTTATGGTTTCTTCAGCTAATGGAAATACAGGACAAAGTGGAACTCTTTTAGCTACTGGAGTAGAATATGTTGTTTTTTTGGATGTAAAAGATCCTCAAAAGTCTAATGATTTTCAAGTAATTCGTAGAGCCAACTATTTTAATGTTTCCAGTACTTCTACTATAATTATTGCCCTTCTTCTAAACAATAGTGGTCAAGGTGACTGTGACATTACTGTATTTCCATCTCATCATGGAATTCCCACAAAAGGAAGAGCCGATTATAAGCTAAGTGATCCAAGTACTATGACTTCATTAGTTGCTGGTAGTACTTTTGATAAAAATGCAGATCAGTTATTAATCTGGCATGATAATTCTAAACAATGGGAATGGGCAACTCCTCAAGGATTAGCTTCTACATATCAGCAGTTAGGTCATTATGGGACAGAGGGTGCTCCTCAATATTCCTTTGCATCTGATCCAGATACTGGTATATATGGAACTGGGGGTACTCTTATATTTTCTGTAAATGGTGATTCCGAAATGAACCTTACTAACAGCGGTCTTACAGTTCAGGAAAACTTAACTGTTGTTAATACCTTGTCAAAAGGTGCTGGTACTTTTCTAATTGATCACCCTGTACATGAAGATAAGAAATTACAACATGGTTTTATTGAGGGTCCAAAATATGATCTGTTGTATCGAGGTAGAGCTACATTAGTTAATGGTGTAGCAACTGTAGATATTAATATTGCATCTAATATGAGTTCTGGAACCTTTGAAGCTCTGACTCAAGACCCTGAAGTCTGGGTTCAGAATATTACAGGTTGGGCGTCTGTTAGAGGGCGTGTTTCTGGGGCTACTCTCACAATTGAGGCAGCCACAAATTCCTCTGATACTGTTGCATGGCTTGTCATGGCTGAAAGAGCAGATCCCCTTATTCTTAGAATTGAATCTACAGATGATGAAGGTCACTTAATTCCAGAAAGTGAGAAGCCTCCTGCCTAGAAAAAAACTAAAAACTAAAGATAAGATTATTCGTTTACGACAGAGTAGCCCCTTTTTAACTGGCTCCGACATTAGTAGAAAGCTTGGAGTTTCCAGACAGTATATAAGTCGCATTTTGAAAATGCATAATATTCCTAATATAAGTGTTCGTCCTAGAGAAACGAAATATTGTCTAGTTTGTGGGAATGCAACACCGAGAAAACGAAGGGTTTGCCCAGGCCAATGTTCTTTTAAGTACTACAATATTTTAGTAAATTGTGCTTTCTGTAGAGTAGAGTTTTACAGAAAGCGTGGAAAAATTAGTAATAACTATTACAGGGGTTATAAGAATAACTATTGTTCTAGAAGATGTTATTATAGAGGTCAAAGAGATAAGAGTTGACAGCGTTATTTCATTAAGTTAAGATACGAATAATAATGAGGATACTATTATTAATAGTACCCCATTAAAATATTTTAGGAGGTTAAGATGCTACAACGCCAAAGTCCATTTTTTAAGGACTTAAATGATTTGTTTGAGTCTAAGTGGGTTCCTTTCGCAACTCCAGCTCATCAAACCTTTCCAATGGATATCATCGAGAGAGATGATGAATTTGAGGTAAGGGTTGCTGTGCCAGGGGCAAAGAAAGAAAATCTTTCTGTGACTCTAGAAAAGGGTAGCCTACACATTAATGTTTCTGGTGGTGAGAGAGACGAAAAAGAAAACTATCTTTTAAAGGGTTTGAAGCAGTTTGATTTTGACAGAGTTATCTCAAACATCATTGACTATAATGTGAAAGTAAGTGAGATTTCCTCGATTTATAAAGATGGAATTCTCTCAATAACTCTTCCAAAAGAGGAAGAAGAAAAGCCACTTTCGATTGATGTCGAAGTAATAAGTTAATAATCAGGTTTCTAACTGGTGGGGGCTTTTAGCCCCCATCTGTTTCTGTTGTAAGCGTTAGAAATAGGCATGGTTATAAACGATGAACTGGTTATTCAATGGGAACCTAAGATCCAAAAAATGCTAGCAAATGTTTTTGTGATTGGTATGGATAGAGATGACATAGCACAAGAACTACGCATTGCTTTAATAAAAGCTGCCAGAGGTTTTGATGAAAACCGTGGAGTTATTTTTCATACGTATCTCCACACTACTTTAGTGAATACAATTAGGTCTTTAATTACTAGGGTTTCCAAACATTCTGAAACACGGAGTTTAGATGCTACCTATAAAGATACTAATCTTACTGCCTTAGATATTTTAGAAGCCCTAAAAGATCCAACTAATGATATTGAAGATGTTGATATATATGAATATATTTATTCAGCTAATTTAACAGACTCTGAACAAGTTTTTCTGAAACTAAGATATGATGGATTAACTATGGAAGAAATAACAGAAGATTTAGGTGAATCCTCATATAAGGTAAGACAAACACTACGTGAAAAAATTTCTTTGTTAGAGATAGAGTATGCGAAAATTCCATAGATCTGGTAGATTAATTCGAAAACAACGTACCCAATCAATAAATGATGGAGAGTTTGGTGTCATTGGTGTTGATGCTGCAAAAAATACGGCTTGGACTGAAAAACATTTTAATTCCTTGATTGATGCTAAAAATTATGTTGACAAATTACCAATAAGTCGGATAGACTATTACGTACATTCAGATTCAAATAGAGTAGTATATACAAGAAAAGGAAAAACTAATGGCTAGTTATGAGTACGTAGAGTCAGCAATAATTTTTGGTCTAGATAATAAAACAAATCTAAGATCTTTTAAACATAGAGTAAAGGATTTTGCTAAACATTCAGATGCTTATACCTTTGTGGTTAGGTTTTTTGATGATTATGGGGAATTTCCATCTCCCGAATTACTCTGTGAAAACTTTCCGACATTAGATCAAACAGCACAATCTTTGAATTTTGATTACGCTATTGAAACTTTTAAAGATCAAGTTTTACAAAGAAAATTGATTCAAGCTATTCAAGCACAACGAGACACAATTCGTGAAAATGCTAAACAAGCTCTATCAAATTTGCTAGTAGATCTTACAGATATTGAAATGGTTTATGACGAAGATGTTCAGGCTTATGACACAGGAAATTTAGATAGATTAGATGAGTGGAAAGCTAGAACAGAGAAACGAAAAATGGGTGATGGCTTAATGGGTATCCCAACATCGTTTAAAAGTGTTAATCGTTCTGGAGTTGGGTGGATGCCAGGTGAATTAATTGCAATGTTTGCTAGACCATCAGTAGGAAAGACTTGGCTTTGTGTTCACACGGCTGCAGTTGCTGTAAAAAATGGATTTAGAACTCTTCTCATCTCTACTGAGATGCCTAGTTCAACTATCAATATGCGTCTAGATGTGGTTTTAGCTAATATGATGGGGTATAAAATCTCCCACACTGCTCTACGTAGAGGGGAAGCTATTGATGAACAACAATATGCAAAATTCTTAGAAGAGACTAACAATAATTCTTTATTAGTCTGTGATCATATTGCAGGAAGAGTAGGAATGTCACTCGAATCAATTGCTAGTTTAATCAGAAAACACAGTCCTGAGTTTGTAGTCATTGATGGTGTTTACTTGATATCAACTTCTGATAACAAAAAAGCTATGTGGGAGCAATCACATACTCTTTTTTACGGGCTAAAGAATTTAGCAACTTCAATGAATACCCCCATAGTTGTTTCTACCCAAGCTAATAGGGAAGCTGGAAATAAGTTTATTGCCCCAAAAGCAGATCAAGTAGCTTTCGGAGATGCTTTGATTAGGGCGGCAGACGCAGTTTTTGGGATGGCTTTGATTGAAGATTATCCAGATAAAAGACTTATACAATTTGAAAAATATAGAGATGGTGAATTACCAATAGATTATACTGTCATGGATTGGAAAATAGACTTTGGAGAAATTGAAGAATTACCCAATTTTGAATGGGGAGATTTTTAGGAGGCTGAGAAAATTATGAGTATTTTCAAGTGGTTTAATGGTAGTAGTGCCTTGGAAGAAGAAGATCAGATTGTTGTTAAGTATCTGACAAGTAAAGGTGTGAGTAAAACACCAATTCCTATAACTATAGGGGATATTAAAAGAGGTATAGCTGTTGATGCTTATGGGTATCAAAATGAAGTTGTACTTTTTTTGAGGAAAAATAAGAGGGATCGTTAATGGATTGGGGATCTTTATTAACTAAATATGGGGTACAAGTTCCAAGTGAAGAACAATTTATTATTCACTGCCCTTTTCATGAAGATGGACGACAATCTTGTTCAATCAATATTGAAAAGGGTATGTGGATCTGTTTTGCAGGATGCGGACAAGGTAGTCTAAAATCCTTTATTTGGAAGTTATCAGGAAAACCTTGGCATGAAATACGGGTAGAGTTTGAGTCCCCAGATTTAGGGTTTGACTTTGAAACTGATTTTAATAATTTTCTTGATGATTTAGCACGAGAAATTGAACCTGAATTAACCGGTTCGTATATTCAAGACGTTAAAACAGTTAGTTCTAATGAAGTTTGGACATATGAAATTCCTTCTGATCATTGGATTTATAAGAGAGGCTTTCAGACTTCCACATTAATCACATGGGATTGTCAGTCAAACAAGTATAATGATTTAATAATACCTTGTAAAAATAGAGTTGGAAAAGATTTGGGTTGGATCTCTAGAAGAGTTCAAGCAAACCCAAAATATCTGTATTCAAAAGGTTTTCAGAAGTCTAAAACTTTGTTTGGACTAAACCGTTTGCCTAAAACTGTTGATACTTTGATTATAGTTGAGGGAGCTTTGGATTGTATGTGGTTGGATCAACATGGGTACACAGCAGTAGGAATTTTGGGAGCTATAATGTCAAAGGCTCAAGTTGCTTTGGTTAGTGCAATCCAACCTACTGAAATTATTTTAGCTTTGGACAATGATGAGGCTGGTCGTAAGGGAATTTCTAAAGCCACCGTTGACTTAAAGGATGGTTTTCTGTTATCATACTTAAACTTACCAGAAAATGTAAAAGACATACAAGAGATACGTCAAACTAACGTCTTACATGAATTGGTTAAAAATAGAACAAATTGGTAAAAGGAGATAAAATGTCTGGTATTAGTAGAATTCAAAAAACTAGGGATGATGTTAAAAGTCCAAACCCACAAGACCGTAATCAAAGTAGAGAGATTTGGTTTAAGGATGGGGATCAAGTTTTTCTATCCTCTGTTGCAACTGGGGATGAAAACGATACATTGTTAGATGATCTTTATGTGTACACCTTCCGAGTTGGGAATAGGTGGACTAATATTTTGAAAGATGACAGTGTAGATGCTAGTAGTGTTCCAGCAGATACAAGGCCTAGCCATAAGTTTGCTTTTTGGGCTTATGTGCACAGCATTATCCATGCTGAAAAGAGAAATGATACTTGGGAAGAAATCGAGGGTCCAAATGGACGTAGGATGTTCCGAGAAAATGTGAATGATTATAAAATTATTTCTCTAGGATTTGGTAGAAGTGACTATGTTTGGAATCAATTAGTAGAGGTTTACTCAGATTGGGGTGCCTTAAATAAAGGTGTTATTAGAATCAAACGATCTGGTACTGGTGCTTATGACACTTCTTATGCAATAACAGCTACCCCAAGACCAGAGGAAGTTCCATCAGATAGAGTTGCTGAAGTAGATGAGTTACCTACAGTAAGGGAATATTTCTTTGAAAGATATGGTAATCCACCCCCAACTAATATTGAAAGCACTAGTTCTGAGAAAAATGACGACTCCCTTTTCTAGACTTGCTTGATACTCATCTTTTTACAAATGGCTCAGCCACTAGCTGAGCCATTTGTAATCAGAGCACCAAAATTTTAAATTGGATATTATAGATGTCAATCGTAACTAATGAAACATTTGAAAATCACTTAGATCTCCTAAAAGAAATTATACAGAGGGATCAAACCATCGTTCTCGATGTAGAAACTAATGGGCTTGATTCTTATGGTAGTCATCAGATCTGTGGTGTTGGCGTTGGTGAAGCAGATCCTATGGGATTAATGCAATATTATCCTATACGCCATCATCAGGGAGAAAATCTGGAATACCGTTCTTATAAGAAATTAATAGAAGTTTTAAATACTATTCCCACATTGATTGGGTATAACATAAAATTTGATCTACATTTCTTAGAGAATGACGGTTTAAAAATTGGGGATCAGAAATTGATTGATGTTATCGTTATGATACGATTAATTGAAGACTCTGAAATTAAGGAACTTAGTCTTACTAATACTGGTCGAAGGCGTTATGGGGATACTGCTATTCAATATGATATTGATACAAAGAAAGAACTCCGTTCTAAAAAGTGGAATAAAGACTTTTCTTTAGCATCTCCTGATATGCTAGGTGAGTATTGTAAAAAAGATGTGTCTCTGACTGCTAGACTTTACCAGGATTCATTAAAACAAATTGAAAAAACTGGGCAACAACAAATCTTTACCTTAGAGTGTGATCTAACATCAGTTTTATTCAATGTTGAAAGACAGGGAATTTCTATTGATAGACAATACGCTAAGAAAACCCAGAAATCTATTATTCACCGCTTAGAGGAAGTTCGGAATGATATTTATAAGTTAGCTGATATGGAGTTTAATATTTCTTCAACCCAACAAATTGGAGAAATGTTTAGTACATTAGGTATAAATTCCCCTATACAAACAGCTAAAGGCAATTCTTCTTGGAATGAACTAGCCCTTGTGAACATAAACCATCCAATAGCAGGTTTGATTCGACAATATAGGACTTTAGATAAATTACGTTCTACTTATATAGAGCCTTATTTAGAGTCTGATATTATGCATACATCATTCTGTAACTGGGGTACATCAACAGGTAGGTTATCAAGTCGAGATCCTAACCTGCAAAATATACCAAGAAATCATTTTAAGCTTTCAACACCACCTCTGAACGATGAACTTAGAAGTAATATTCAACAAAGGATCTCAGCTATAATATCTTCTAAAGGGCAAACTGCTCTTGAGAACTTATCTGATGAAGTGTTACAAACTTGGACTTTTATTGGTGATGAATACTATGATGATTCAGATAGTAATCAGTTAGCTATTAGAAGATTGTTTGTCCCAAGAAAAAACCATACTTTAGTTAGTTTTGATTACAGTCAGATGGAAGTTAGAGTATTCCTTAGCTACTTTAGAAATGCTACAATTGATGAACTGTTAAATCGTGATGATGTAGATTTTCATGGAGAAGCTGCTAAACTTGCTTTCAATGCTGTCGAGGATGATAAAGATTTCAAATTCTATAGACAACTAGCTAAGGCGATAACTTTTGGAACTATCTATGGTATTGGTAATAAGAAGCTTTCTGAACAATTGGGAACAACTCCTAAAGAAGCTGGTGCTTACAAAAAAAGATATTTTCAAGGGCTAGAAGGCTCTAAAGAGTTTTTTGATAAAGCAGCTGAAAAAGTTACTTTGCGTGGTTGGATTAAAAATAGATATGGTAGAAGGTATGTTATTCCAAGTCAGCTGGCTTACAAAGGTGTAAACTACCTAGTACAAGGAACGTCAGCAGATCTACTTAGTGAAAGAATGATTGAAATAGATAAATACTTAGTTGATAAAAAGAGTCATGTTCTTTTGCAGGTTCATGATGAAATTATATGTGAAATTCATGATGATGAAATAGATACTATACCAATGGAAATCAAAAGGTTATTAGAAACTAATTCCTTAGATATACCTTTGAGGGTGGACATGGAAGTATGTTACCCCTCTTGGGCTACCAAAAAAGATTTTGACCCTGAAACCTTCCATAAGGATATTGTATTAGATCTTTCACAAAGCGTTGATTGGAACACTGCCCCAGTAGTCGATAACGAATTTATAGATTGGAGTTAGCTTATGGCAAAAGATTCATTTGAAGAAGCCTGTCGAGAAACCGCCTTACAAATAGCACAAGTGGTAATTAATAAGCAAAATGATTATGGACATGGGAATATCCTAGCCTTTAAAGAACAGGGCTTAGTAGTTCGATTGTGGGATAA